CAAAGAATCATGTTTTTCATAGTGGTTATATCCCAGGGCATTCACAAGGTTACACAATAACAATATGAATCAATGGGATATAATTGATTTGGTAGATCAATTATCCAAAATTGATCGTTGAAAACGATCAATCATAGTTGGCGCAGTTAATGGCCATGATAACGTTTCTCATGTTTGAGTACGCGACGTTTTGCAGGCTCCCGGTGGGGGTTGTCTGAGGTCTGGCAAATATCCGCGTATTGCTCCCCTCAAGTTTCGCCATGCTCTTGTATATTGCCGAGTAAGGCTGCGGCTGACCGCCCGCTGAAATAACCCCTGTGATTAGACCGAGCATAACAGGCATGCAGGCCCACTTCCCCGCCCGGGTTGTGTTGATGTTGTAGCCTGAGCTGGCATCCACTCCGGCAGTGCCTATGGTAACGACATCGCCGAGCGTGCGCGTCTCGTGGGTTAAAATCAGGGTCCCTGATGCATCCCACACGGCCATCCCGTAATCTGGCTTTGTCTGGGGGAAAATTGAGAAAAAATAAACGTACGCTGTGCCGGTTGCATTAGGTCTGAGAAAATCAATCGTGATGGTGTTTCCACTTTTCCAGTAGTAAAAAAGTCGGTGAGCGTGCTGGCCATCCCGGTGAACGCATTGCTGGTAATCGTCTGCACCTGTGAGTAAACATTGGTCGCGCTGTCCTCAAATTCAGCCCAGCCCTTTTTCGCGCCAGTCAGCCAGTCGCCACGTAACCGGTCCTCTGCATCATAGTAATCATTCGCCGCTTTAAGCTGCTTCTGATAGTCCTCGTCGTCAAGTGAACCTCCAGCATTCTTCCAGCCAGCGGCAAGCTGACTTTTCGCGAGTTCACGTTGTGCCTGACGGTCACTCATCCCGGAACCGTTCACTAATGCAGCCTGCTTCTCTGCAATCTGAGTGACGTATTTCTGCGAGGTATCCATTCGCTTGTTCAGCTGTTCCTGTGCGGTAATCTGATCACCTAACAGGGCTTTCTGCCGTGCCAACTGAAGCACCTGGTCTTTACACGCCAGCAGGGATTTCTCCTGCTTTGTCAGTGAACGTGAACGCGAGGCCTCCTCCAGCACCTGAAATTTCGCTTCAGTCGTCCACAGATCTTTGCGCTGCTGGCTGATAGTGTCGTTCAGCCCTTTATGTTGCTGCAGCGCGCGTAACTGTGCCTGAAGCGCCAGTAGCTCGGCCTGAGCAGCATCCGTACTACGATCGCCAGCCGATAAAGTGCCCTGCTTTCCGTTTTTGGTCTTTTTACCAAAAGAAGCGACTCCTTCCCGATCCTTCATTGTGGTTGCGGTACTTATCTTTCTGGACGTATCGAGGTATTTACCTGCACTGATATCAGCCGCATCCCAGTCTTTTTTCAGCTGAGAAACGCTGTCGCCATAAGCGCCGGCCATTTGTTCGTTGTAGTCCTGCCATCCCTGCAAAGTATCTGTTTTCGCCCAGTCGGGAACGAGGTTAATCGCGGCAGCGATAGAGGAAGAAATGATCTGGTTCAGCTTCTGGAAAACGATCGCAACGCTGTAATAAATTGCGTTGAATTCCTTCAGTGTGTTTGATGCCAACTCAGCTACCCACTGACCGATACTCTGCATGGCCTCAGACGCCCAGCCCTTGATATCCAGCCACAGGCGACCAAACGGCGTCAGCGAGTCGTAAGCCTGTTCTCCACGTTTTGCCATCGTATCGCCAAACAGGTCCATAGCCTGCGTAACGGCCGCGGTCTGGTCCTTTTGCTTTATCAGATCGTCAACATGCTTAAGTTGTGAAACGGTCAGGAAATTATATTGTTCGTTGAGACTCTGCAGCGCTTTAACAGGGTCTTTTTCGATGTCCTTATAGGCTTTGGTGATGTCCTGCGCCGAGACTATACCGGTCTGAACCGCCAGCGCCGTGGAGCCCGCTGCTTTTTCAAGTTGCTGCTGTGTCAGCGATCCCATGCCAACCAGCTCAGTCATCAAACTCTGAACAGTTCCTACAGTAGCGCCAGTAGAGGCAGCAATAGACTGAGAGGAAGCCATAATCTGGAGCGCTGACGTGCCGGCAATGTTTCCAGTCCTGATAATGGCCTTGTTGATTTCGTCGTAGGCGGTGAAGTAGTCCGATCCCGCTTTGGCCGCAATCAGTACAGCGCCAGCCAGGCCACCAATGGCCATCTGGCCAGACGTCGATGTATTGATCGTCGTAGTCATCCGGCGTAAGACCATAGGGTGCCAGGTCTGCCGCTGTGGGTTCAGGGGTATAGAATGCAGAGGCAACCGCTATCAGTTTTTTTCGCGCTGCCCCATCAGTTCGCGATAGTAGGTTTCAGGGATAGCCTTCATTGCAGCCGGATAGTTTTCCAGCAGCACCGACAGATTTTCCGCGTTGAATGCATCGGGGAGCGCCCAGCCAGAAATAATTTCCATCAGAAAATCAGTGGCAGTTTTGCCTTCCAGTTTTTCCAGATCAGCCAGCTCTTTAAGTGGCTTATGATTGAACGTGAAGGTCAGCACGCCATCCTCATCGCCGGCGCGCGGGATCGAGACGTTGGCTTTAAATGTTGGTTTGGGCTGGAGGGTGAATTTGGTAGCCATTGATACCTCTTACGAAAAAAAGCCTCCGCAAAGGGAGGCATAGAATATTTAAAGCTCTGACGGGTTAGGCGGCAGCGTCAGTCACCTTGTAGAACGTCATTGCCGGTGAATCGAACAGGCTCATCTGATAACTGGCTTCGTTCTTTGCCAGCGCCACCAGCTCATTCTCGAGCCCTGCCTGCATGGACGCTACGGCTTGATGGTTAAGCTCGCGCACGCTGCCCAGTAAACTCTGCAGACGGCTAACGGTGAAGCTCTCCGGCGGCAATCTGTCCAGCGCATCGAGCAGGCGGGCCGACAGATCTGCGTCCGTCTCGTTAAGCAACTTCACCATCCTGTTAGCTACGCCCGTCGCATAACGGCTAATCCAGACGGAATGTGCGATCGACTCATCGCGCAGGCTTTCGTTCACGGTTGCCATATTAGCCCCCGGTCAGCGTTGGTGCCTGATTGTGAAGCGTATCAATAACCTCGTCCGGACTGTCGGCCGGGTCAATGAGATCGAGCTTCTGTAATGCTCGAATCATATCGCTATCGCGCAGCGCACCGGACTGCCAGGCGTTGACGATTGCCGTCACCATGCCCGACTCGGCAATCTTCGCAATAAATTCCTGGTTGATCGTGTAGCTCGTCGATTCGCCCTTGATGCCGAGATATTTCGCACACCATCCCAGCGCCAGCGTATAGGCCTCAGAAACGTTCGAAACGCAGATACCGAGCACCGATGTGGAAGATGTTTGTTCCCCGCTCGCCTGGGTAGCAGTTTTCGCCGTGGTGTTCTGCTCAATCAGGCGGGCGCCCAGCTGCACCATGTAATCGCGTTTACTGTCCATGGCCTCTTTAGCCAGCATGTTGGGCTGTGCCTGGGCATAGCCAAACGAGCCCTCCTTGGGAAGCAAAAGCGGTGATCGGGAACCAATTTTCACGCCCTTCTTCTCGAGGTGGTCGCGCCAGTTGGTATCGAGCCCAGTCATGTACGGCTGCACCTGGCCACAGAACCACACACTGTCCTCATAGTCAGCACTGTTACGGTAATGACCGTGGTTTATCTCCACCAGCGCAGCCAGCGGTGAATCATCGATAGTGGGATCGTTATTCTGAGCACCGACAAAGGTGAACGGGATTTCGTCCCAGTAGTCCTTTCCTTTCGGCTTAGGGTGGTAATGCCATTCGTGACGCGCCGGTAAGCAACCTGCTCAAGATACTGCTCAGCAGCATCGATAAGCGCGCCCTCATTCCCGCCATAAGAAGCCAGGAACTTGGCGTAGCCGGTGATCAACTTCCGCTCGTTACTCGAGATAGCCCCGCCGGTTGGTTCCCAATATTCAAAACCGAGATTGAGAAGCGCGAAAAAGCGCCGGTGGAATGCCGGGTTTCGTACCCGCCTGAACTCGGCAATAAGAACATCGCCGAGCCGGGTTTTGGATTGCAGGATATCGCTGGTCTCGGGCGTGGCCGGGATCAGTATTCCTGAATGATGTTTGATAAGTTGTAATTCTAGCGCCATGGTTTTCTCCGTGGCGCATCAGGTATAGGTTGTTCAGGCCTATGAAGGAATAATATCAGACGGTGGTGTAACTCGGAACCCCAGCCGTTTTGCAAATTGCATAAACCCGTTGAGAGTGAAGATTTCTTCATCCTCAAGTAACGGTCGTAATGAAATTATTCCATTTACTCGATAAACCAGATATCTCCCTTCCGCCGGGAAGCTATAGATAACTGCTTTATCGGCCCTTCTGACCACGTCGTACCAATGATCATCTGCATTAAAGGCATCTGCACTACACACTATTTCCCCCAGAGCGACTTATTGACGCGGTAAACAGTAATCGGGAACAGCCAGGGGAACGCAAACAGCGATACTCTTTGAAACTGCTCCAGTGAAATTCACGCGATTAATAAAACCACTCGTCCGCGCTTTCCCAGGTCTCCTGCAGGATATGCTCAACCTCTTTTTTATCGGCTCCAAAAACAGTCAACCCGTCATTGCCAGCACGCTTAATCGTAAGCTGGCAATCATCAAACTGCTTGCTGAGTCTTTTGAGCAGTTCTGACTCGAGCGCAGGTATAGCTCCATCAGGAAGTTTCTTCATGCGATCAATGGTTAACTCGATTTTCATTTTTCCCTCCGCAATGAATTACTGTATGCATATACAGTATATTTATAAACTTATCTTACGGATTTTGCAACGCTTTCAGAACATCGAATGTGAATCAACCGATTTTTCTTGTAGAAAAAATCAAGCGTTCAATCCAGGCGGTAACCTAGATAAAACTCATC